GTATTATAAAGTTACTAGCTCCATCGTATATAGTCCTAGCAACTACGATGTCTGACTTTCCCCATTGGATAGTGAATCCATTAGCATACTTCACGAAACCGCTTTCCCCAAAGCGTTGCGCCACTATTCCGCCTTCGCCTAGCTTGTTTTTTATATCTTTCAGAGTAGCGACTGGATTCTCTTGCCAGTCAGTTGCCCCAAGGATTTTGGCAATCGCATCTGTAATTGCTGGATGGGCCGAAACATCAGTATTATGAGTGGATAATTGATTCTTTAAATTCTGAAGTAGCCCACCGTGTGCTCCTGGATCCATATTATGTGCTTCCAGATCATGCACAGAGGCTACCCCATTATCGGAAACGATTGCTTGCACCTTCTCGGCATTGCCAACCACAGTAGTAATCGTAAATGTGTAGCTATCCATTGGCGTATTCTTATCCGGGATGTAGTCAACGTAGTTGCCCCCATTTGTGTAGGAGAAAAGCACCTCTTGTCCATTCTCGCCAGCTTTGGCCATGAGCCCTATTTCTCGTGCATAAAAACCGGCTTCAAGGTTTTTATTCGAGAGTAACCCCTGTACCATGAATTGGCCATCGCCTGTTTTAACACTTTTAGTAATCGCCAGTTCCAGGCGCTTATCAGTCAACGCCGTAGCACGTGGAATTGATGCGGGCATGTCGCCTGCACCGATAACGATTTTTGTAAAAATCAAAGCCTGCTTACTCGCATTAGCTTCCGCAATAGTATTTGTCCCCGCCATTGTAGTAATGACGGCAGGATATTTCGCCATGTATACCTCCTATATATGAATAAATTGGTGAACGGTAATTACGCCACCGACATAGAGCTGTTGCGTTTGTGGACCTGTCGCGATTGTAAGGCTTGGTTCAGCTACGGCACTGCCTGCAGCTGTTGCAATACCACCGACATACACGCCACCTGAATTAATAGCGTGCACATACTCAATACCATCTAGCCAGGACCGCTTATTCTTGACAAATTCTAATATACGGAGCACGCGCTCTCGTATATTCGGTGTCATCATATAACCGGACATCTGGAGTTTGAAATGGTAAGGCTTCCCGTCCTCATAGCTCCAGTTCTCCACAACTTCGCAGTCTGAATACAGTTCGCCGATAGCTTCCTCAACTAATCCAACGGTGCCCTTTCTTCGATGCCAAACGATAGAACTCAAAATTAATTTAATCTTTTGCTCTCTCGCTACAGCTTCATCGTAGAAGTCAACGTGTAAATGCCAGGCCAACTCATCTAGTATTGGCGTGCTTAACTCATTAAGATGCGACAGGATAGTTAACCTATCTACAAATGGCATCAACGCCATAAGTCGCAAGGTTGTTACTTCCGCTAAGGCCTGAACATTAGCATCATTAGCAATCGAGCTCGGTAGCGTATCCTTTAATTTGAATTTGTAGAGATCATTCATGCTCTACACCCCCATATGTGATAGTCTTACCCGTACATTGGGCCAATTCCACTTGATAGCCGTCTTCTTTCTTGCCATCTTTTACAATGGTAAATATCGGCGATGTCACGCTAACACGTTTAGCCCCGGCTTCCATTACACGGCGAATCAATTCAGATGGAATGATATCACGCCCCACTTTCCCTGATTGCCATTGTATATAATCCGTAACCGCCGCATCGACTCGACTCTTAATCGTGTCAGCGTAATACGAATTATCCGAATCAATGTAGTACTGAATATCGATACTATAATTCTTAGCAATTGGCGCTTTTACAGACACATTATCGGTAAGTGGACGCACCTTCTTATCGGTGAGCGTGGCTTCTACTAATTTAAGAATTTCTTCTCCGGCAATTTCACCAGATACAAGACCAGGATATACAACTACATCTCCTGGTTTAGGCGATACCACTTTTACGGAGCTAATAAGGGCTGATGCTTTTTTTGTAAAAAACTCATAGGCTCCTTCGGCCCCTGCACAAGAGAAGCTTTCAGGTGCTTCCCTAATACGTTCACGGAATGCATCGTCTGTCTCTGTATCAGCGCCACCTTCCGAGATTGTAATATTAGTTACACTTGCGATATACGGAATCGGATCCACAAGCGTGGTAATCGACCCTACTGGATAGCCGTTCCCTTTGGCAGATGCTTCTGTGCATACCGCCTTTACTTGTATCGTGGTTTCATTAGCCGATAAGTAGTATGGCTCAGTAGTCGCAAAAAGCACATTATCACCGGAAGTAAAGCGTGTACCTTTTGGAATGGCTATACCTTCAGGCCGTGCCATTGATGCAGTTAACTTCATAGTAGTGACTGCGCCAATTTCCTGTAAGCGTTCCACGCCTAACGCAATGCCGATATGGTCTAAATTATTGCCCCTAGCATAGGCCAGGAGATTCTGCTTGCCTGTATCGTTGATGCGGTTTAACAATAAAATCACAATGTTAGTAATCGTTAATAGGAATAAGCGAATAGGGTCCGCCGGTGCTAACTTTCGCCCAGTAATAGAAGAGTAGAGAGCGAATATTTCCTTTTCAACGGCTTCTTTATCCGCCGTGACAAAGTTGATTTCTGGTAAATTCATTATTATCGCCTCCACGGTGGTAAATTAATAGTCGCCCTTATATCTACATCAGGGCATTTTAAAATAAGGTTAGCGGGTAATATCACATATTGGGCGTACTCTTGATTGGCTTCTAGCAGCACGTTCATATATGCTTCGTTGCCATACACTTTAAATGCGATACCGTCCCACATATCGCCTTGGATGGTTCTATACTGATTCATAGCCACCTACACTTTCTATCCATTCTTCTTTTATGGCAATCGATACCTTGGGTATCAAGTGCCCTTCCTCCGCATCAGTTGTAACTGTGCTCTCGAAATCAACGGATACAACTCTACATCGTGGCTCATATTCAGTAATGGCCCGAATCACCTCTGCAGATATTCTGGCCATTGCTACTGGTAGTGGTAAATCGATAACAGTTCCATCAATACCAAATCGCCTATCAAGGGGCACAGAAAATTGCGTTGTAGAAATAATGGTTCGCACATTTTGAATGATTTCAGTAAGAACATCCTTCGGCGCAAAATCAATGCCATCAAGGCGAGCGCTTACATCAATTTGCATTCGTATCGCCTCCTTGTTTAGGTGTAATCACAACTTTAGGAATATCAGGGGCCTCCTTCAGCGTCACATTAATGGATGCGGACAATACATTACCTCGATTATCAATCGTATTCATCGCGGCGCTTATACTGGTAATCAGTAATTTGTGTTCACTAAATGGCTTACCATTAATAATCAACTGTTCGGCTTGTCCTTCTCGGCACATTTTGGCCACTTCTTCAATTTCTTTTAGAGGGTCAACGCCCAATAGCTTATTAAAGTTCATCGTAAAAGAAATATCATCCGCATCAGGTCCCAGGAATTCAAGTATTGGTTTCTGTCCTATGATTTCGTGGGACGCTGTTCGAGCGTTGATATTCCGTGCCAATGCATCGAACGTACGCACCGTATGGGATGATGCCACAAACACAATTTTTCCAAAGCTCCCTAATTGGCGTTGCGGTAGGTATCCTCCCAGGCCAAACTTATCAGCTAAATTAGATAGGCGAGAGTAAGCCACATCGCCTAATTGTGTATTTTGTAAATTCTTTAATCCTTGCGAATTAAGATTCTCCTTATAGTTGGCAGCAGTACTACCTAATTTACTAAATAAAGATATGTTACTCACCTCCTATCCATTCGGCGTGCCTGTGCTTCCGCCACCTGGAACGACGCCGCCGTGCGTATGTGACACTAAACTAATTCCGTTAACCACTACGTCCCCTGAAGGAGCATTAATAGTTAAATTACCGGTACAATTAATAACAAGACCGCCTCCGTCCGCATCATAGGAGACGGTCGAACCGTCCGCAAATTTGATGCCGTGGATATTTTGCCCATTAAAAGAGGGCTTATCCTTGGCATTATATGTAGTGCCTAAGATGTAGCCCTGGGACAAATTATTATCTTGAGGTAGAAATAAACACAACACCTGTTCGCCAACACCTGGCATCCAGTAATGTTTATTATCTTGTGATCCGTGTGAAAGTACTTCGAGTGGATACGATACTAAATCATCGCGGTCCGGAAATGTTACTCTTGCCGTCATGGTAGCGGGGTCAGTACTAGATACGATGCCGTCACGAATTAAATTTTTTAACGCTACACTAATATCCATCTAGGCACCTCCTTATATCTAGGCTTTGTGTATATCCGCCCCCTACCTTATGGGAGCATTTGCTAATGATATACTTACCGTCGAATTTACCAAACCCTTTTAAATTGATTGTGGCTGATGCGGCCAACACGATATGGCCAAGCATAGCAACGGAACCGGTGATTTCATTCTTGTTCTTTTCGCGTAGCTTTTTCTTGGCCAAACGTTCGGCTTCTGCTTGAGTCTCACAACTTTGGTTAACTTGTAATATCTTGCCTTGCGTTTTGTGAGGATCCTTAAACGTATACTCAATGGTACTCTTTTGCTTAGTGCTCTTGTGCTTTACGTGGCATCCCCAATACACATCCTTTAACGAGGTCTTTAAAGAATAGCTACCTTGATAAGGAATGACTTCCCCAAGTTCCTTAATTTGTTCTTCTGTAAGGTCTGTAGGCATTGGCCCTTTAATTAGCGTTGCGACTACTTTTTCTGTTTCGAATTTTGTTTCATCAAAAATAATCACTTGCTTATCTGAAACCTTTAACGCCAGCCCGTTATCCTTACAGACTTTCATCAAAAATTCTAAATCAGATTGGTCCGACTGCTCGACCCTATCTAATTTGATTGTTTCGGGTGTATCATAAAACAATTCGAGCCCCGCACCTTTTGCGAGCTCCTCCGCAACAGCTTTTAGAGTCGTCTTCTCCCAAGACTTACTCTTCAATTCCCCTCTTAACTTGGATTCATCTGGAACACTAACAGCCCCTATAGTGACCTCGTGCGGTGGGTTTTTACAAGTAATTTCATCGATTTCAAACTGCCCACATTTCATCTCTATCTCGTCTCCAGGTTCATTCCAGTTATGAAACACGATTGATGCGGTTAGTTTAGCCCCCTTTTCAGGGAACCAATCGGACATCCAAAGCTCTTCTATGTCATGTAGTGTGATGGATATATCATCAGCTTCTCCCGACATGACATCGTTGAAGCTGAAATCCTTTAAATACGGAACTAGGTCTTGTGTTATGTCCTTTTGGTCATACTGCAGTTTGACAGTAACATAGCGCAAATTACTAGGCATAACTTACACGTCCTTTCCGATTTTGTATTTCAGCAAGGCGCGCTTCTAGGTCATCCACCGCTCCTCCTACAGCACTTTTAATTTGTTGTACAGCACTTGCATCCGCATTACCATTAATAGTGATGTTGATTGGTGCTGATACGGATACAGCAGAGTTACCTTCATCTGGAAACAGCCCCATCATAGCGCCTGTTTGACGCCATAATGCTTCGGCCCTTGGTGTACCATTGATAGGAATCGCAGCTTCATCCGATTCTTCGGCAAACGTAGTAAGGAATGCGCCTTTCCCATAAATACCGCCTTTCGCGTTATGTTGTACGGATTGTCCATTAGCTGTTGCCGTGCCTTCTACTCTTGCTTGAATTGGTTTACTAAAAATGGATCTAACCCATTCCCATTTTTCACTAATCCAATCAAACAGACCTCCGAGTTTACTCATCACCCAGTCGTAGAATTGACCGAGCGCTGCTTTAGGGTCTTCCCATAATAGAGTGAACCAGGCTTTCACTTGGTCCCAGTTAGCAATTAACCCCATGGCCGCATAAATCAGCCATCCTATAGGGCCTGCCATGAAAGCGATGATGGCAGCAGTAGGAGATTCCCACATCGATGTGCAGAAATCTGACACAATTTCAAAATGAGTGACTAACCACGCCAAAACACCAATTAATGCGGCAATAGCTAATATCACCAATCCTATCGGATTAGCACTCATCGCAGCATTTAACAACCATTGCGCCGACGCGGCCGCATAGGTCGCAACTGTACCTGCTATCATCGCCGCTTTATGGATACCCGATGCAATCACATTGCGCATAGTTGCCACACGTTCCGATTCCATCATAAGCCGATAAGCCGCATGTGCTGCCGTTACGCTAAAGTAAACCGCTTTCACTGCTTTATAAGCAATTACCATGCCGGCTACAGCTACGCTTGTTTTGATTATGGCTTCCGTAAGCTCCGGATGTTGCCCCGCAACCTCAGCGACGTAAGCAGCTTCATTTGCAAGAGATTCACCTAGTTTTGCTAGAGTAGGTAACATCGTGCTACCGATTGCGATTGCTACTGATTCAGTTGCAGATGAAAGTTTAATTAGTGCTCCGCGTGCATTATTTTGCATAGTATTAGCCATTTCCTCAGCAGCGCCGTCACTGTTTTCGAGTTCCTTCGTTAAATTATCTAACGCATCAGGTCCTTGATCAATAACAGATACCCAAGCTGATGCGGCATTGGTACCGAAGATAGTCGCAAGCGTAGCAAGCTTTTGTTCCTTACTCATATCCTTGGTCTTATCTGCTAAGTCGCGAACGATAGCGCTCATCTTGCGTGGCCCATTGGTATCATTCATAGCAATACCCAGGCTATCTAATGCGGCTCTTGCTTCTTCTTGTTGTGCCGTTGCTTCACTCAATGAAAGCCCCATTTCCTCAATCGCTTTAGTCGATTTAGAGGACGTTCCGGCTAAACGTAAGAAACCTGAACGCAAGGCAGTACCTGCAGCGGATGCCTTAATACCGCTATTGGCCATAAGACCAGTAAGTGCAGCCGTTTCTTCTAAGCTTGCACCAAAGGCGTGCGCTACTGGTGCGGCGTACTTCATTGTTTCGCCCATCATCTCAACAGTTGTATTTGTCTTGGTGGTAGTTTTAGCAAATACGTCCGCCATATGCCCTGCATGTTCTGCACTTAATCCAAACGCGGTAAGGTCATCAGATACGATATCCGCAGTACGTGCCAAATCCGTATTACTAGCTGCAGCTAAGTTCAAAAGCCCTGGCATACCTGCCATGATTTGTTGAGAGTTCCAACCAGCCATGCCTAGATATGTCATGGCTTCGCCTGCTTGTGTGGCGGAGAACATAGTTTTTTGCCCGAGTTCGCGAGCGGTGGCCGTCAATTGTTGCATTGCCTTATCGTCAGATACGGTGATTGCCTTTACCTTTGACATCACTGCTTCAAAGTCTGCCGCTTTAGATAGCATCCCGACGAGAGGCGCGGCCATAACTGCAGTAGTGGCCATAGTACTACCTAAATCACTACGAGCACTTTTAGCATTAGCGTCAGCGGCAATTTTATTTTGCATTGCTTTTCTGAGTTTTGCGTCTTTAGCTGCCGTTTGGTCTAAGGCCTTGCCAACCTTCTCTGTTGCATTGCGGTAAGAGTCCATGGAAATAACGCCTTGCTTTAACGCCGAATCTAAAGCCCTTTGTTGCGCTTTCAACTGGGTCATTTGTGAACCGTACTGCGTCAACGTACCTTTGGCTTGTTGCATAGATGTTTTAAACCCTTGTGCTAAGGCGCCGTTTATAGCAAAAGCAATCTCAAATACTTTACCCGCCATAGTTCCTCCTTTCTTTTAAATTTGTATACGCAAAAAGCGCTTGATGGATTAGTCCTCTTCCTCCCTCAAGCGCTTTTCATCTTCAAGAACAAATTCTAAATCATCTATCCAATCTACTATTTCAGCGATTGGGGTAGACATCCAAAAGTCTATGCCTCCGCATTCTCTAAGTCGGATGGCAATTCTTCGGCATTGTTGTCCGGGAGAAGTCCCATTTTCTCTACCGAACCACGCAATAAAAAAACGCTTACCTCAGCACACATCTCAGTGAATTCAGAGATTGGCATTGTCATTAATACCTTTGCACTTTCTTTTAATGCTATGGCGGCAACTTCTGCCTGAAACCGTTTAGAAAATGTAACGTCTGGGGTCATATCGCCTTCGCGGCGGACACGAAGTTCCGCCTTTGTGAAGTCAAACCCAGTTAAATTGTTTAAACCATCAATTAGTTTTTCGCGATCGTATGTAGCCATTATTTACCCAATGCCTCCCTTACGGATGCCAAGTAATCAACACCATTGATTACACAAACATAGTTAAATTTATCAATTTCAGTACGTGTTTTACCACCAACAGTCATTTTGAAATATACAATTTCAAATTCTGTAGAAGTATCTGTTTTACTTGCTTGTTCAAACTTACCAAGACCGATTTTCTTAGGCATAACTTTTGCATATACGCTGACCGCTTCGGGTACTAATTCACCTTTTGCGGAATCATATAATTGTTGCGCACCACGAATTTCGATATCATGCACCTTTTGACTAGCAAGGTCTGTCACATCTTTGTCAATGGTATTCCATTTAATGGACATGTTCATCGCCTTAGTTTGACCAAGTACACCCAAATCAACTTCGCCGGCAATGCCTGCACCCTTGATGGTATCGCTGATAAATTCAATATCAGGTAAGGTTACATCGGCGTAACCATATAATTCTCTGCCAGAGCTAAAAATGGCAAAGTCAATCAACTTATCTCTATGTTTAGCCATGAGTTACCTCCCTCTTAATTAAATAATGTGCTCATGTAAGACGAATCATATTCTTGGATGAAATCAACTTCACGAGCCGGTGTTGGCACACCTAAATATACATGGAATCGATAAATTCCGTTCAACAAATCTGTTATTGGGTTTTCAGATTCCAAAAATTCAACACGTGCGCCAAGAAGTGCGCCGGATGCTACGTGGCCATTTAGCCATGCATTGGCACTATTCACTACGTTATTAATTAAACGCTTGTTCCCTGGGTCGTCAATTTTAGACCAGAAAGAAGTAATCAACGTATTGGATACCCAGTTAAACATACGACGTACAGGGATAAAGGAATCCTTAACATCTGTATTAGATGGGTAAGCCGTTGTACGGTTGCCCCAGGCTCTCCATCCGCCGATGAAATTAAGCGCAGTAACGACGCCTTGGCCGTTCAAGTAAGCTGCTTCATCTGGGCCTAAGTAGATTTCAGTACCGTCTTTTAATACGGCGCTATCTGCTTGCAAAGACTCATTAGATGGAGACTTGTAAGGGATATCGTCATATTTAGCATCTGTCTTAGCCATAAGACCTGCGAGTTGTGTGGATAAATGGAATTGACGATTAGCTAAGGCTACTTTTGGCCAACATAAGATTTGACGTTCATCGACGTAGTTCTTCTTATTTTTCCATTCACTAACTGCAGTTGCTTTTTTAATTTCATCCGTAGGTGCATCGCACAAGGACATAGCTTGGAACATACCATTAATAGTAGTTTCCTTTGCTTTCATTACAGCCGCTACAAGCGTATTATGGGACCAACCTGGCGCTAATAAATTGCCAGGGATTAAGCCAAATCGTGGGAATACTTCATTGATAAGTTCCAATCCTTTACGCTTGCCTTCAGTATCCACACCACCGACGATGTCATCTGCCGTTACCATAGATGGGTCTACGTAATCATAAGATACCCAAACAGATGTTGCGCTATTAAGTGCCCCTGTAGATACAATCCCAATAAGCAATTTGCCTTCATCGTTAAATGTCGCAGTGTAATCAACATTGATAGTTGATGCTGCTCCGCCATTGGTAGCAGATACCTTTAACGTATTGAGTAATACCGGGTCTTCAATTGTTACGACTTTATCCTGAATTTGTTTTTGCGTAGACGCTAACGTCTTCTTATGTTTCTTTGGATCAAGAACATTGATAAAAACTACTGGCGCCATTCCAAATAAAGAGAATTGGGAATACATAACTTCGCACAACGTGTATTTATCCCATTCTTTAGAGTAGCCCAATTGAGTAGTGGCAGATGCGTAGTTGTAGCACAATACGGCTTTATTAGCTTCTACCGGGTCTGTAGCTAAGTGCACAGGTGCGGTACCAACATAAACCGGTAAGGCTGCCGTAGCTTCTGTCATAGAAATAAGAGAAGTAGGTACTTCTCTTGTATAAATTCCGTGTCTATAGTTTCCCACTATCTACGACCTCCTTTTTTAAATGCAAGGCAAGCTGTGTTCATCGCTGTACCTTCTGTTGCTAATTCTTGTTGTGCTTCTGCAATCTTATTAATTGGCACGAACAACAGGCGTAGCATTGCTTTATCTTCACCTGCTACTACAGCTGGAATACCATCAATATAAACAGTGCCCGTTGTGAGACCTAATTCAGCACTATTAGGACCTAAGTAGATTACTTGTTTAGCATCTTTAGATGTAACTGTTGTTTCCGCAATTTCTGTTGTTTCATTTACAACTTCAACTGGTGCATCAGCTTTTGCCATTAAATAATCATCTCCTCTCGTATTTGTTCGATATCATATTTAACTGTCATAAATCCCTCCCAGTACGGATAGGCTTGATCCGGAGGGATGTCGGTATCAATTCCGTGTTTATCATCCATTACCAAACGGTACCGCTTAGCAATAACGGGATGGGCCAGTAGCGCTTGCCTTGTTGTCTCCAAAAAGTTAGTAATCTCCATCCAACCTTTTTCCACATCTTCGGAGTATACCCCGTGGATTAGAAATAGTTGGACAGTTGACCCCTGCAAGGTATCCTCTATCTTATTAATTCGAATAACAAGATGTGGATATTGGTCCTCCTTAGATGATTCTTTCATTTTTAGAAATCCCGGTACAACCAGTAAAGGATTCCCTTTTACCTGTGCATCGTCGCTAAAATAGTTAGCGTGCACCTGTTTTAGGAACGCCCCCAAATCGGTTGCTAATTGCGTAGGTGTCATCGATTACCCTCCTATTAGTGCGTCGAGCGCGAGTTCCATTTGCTTTTGCAATTCCTGCTCTGCTTTATTCCCAACGAAAGCGGATATCTTGGCATCACCCAATATGCTTGGTACTGATGGGCCGTGAAATTGCCCTATCGGATACCTGTCTGCACCCTTACGATACATCGCCCCGATATGTCCACTTCTCATACGAGCAATAAAAGCATTAGGGATTGGCCCTCCACCACCATTCCGCATTACTTGTGCTTTGACTATACGCCCTCTCCGTTTAGGCGGACTTTTGGGCGTAACTCTGAATTTAGTTAGGGCTATTGGGCCACCTTTAGAACGAATAAAGGCAGATAAAGTCATGCCTGCCTTATCCACCTTTATGGTTTTATTAATATTCGCTTTAGTAATCAGGTAGTCCTCGTTAACACGATCAACTGTAGCCTTTTTGATTTTAGGTAACGCTTTATTGATAGCTTTTGCTGTAGTCTTTGGCGTACCGACAACCATCGCATCTATCTTAGCTAGCCCATTTTTCAGCCCTTTTACGTCAATAGTTACACTCACGAGTTATTCCCCCTAAGGACAATGCTTAGCATACCCATGTCATCTTCACAGGATTGGACCATCATAATGCGGCCGTTAAAGCGAAAGATTTGATTGTACTCTGGCACTTCAGGTAAATCCCGCTTGGCCACGTGTACTATAATCGTATCGTAAATCAACCCGTCAATATCCTGGCCCATGATTTCGACATGCTGCTTATCGGTAAGACCTTCCGCCACTGCATAGCACTGCGTACCATTTAGATTATGTACTTCGGCAAATTCATTGGAAT